GAACCTACACCGCTGGTAATATATAAAACAGTATTTTTATAAAAATCTGTAGTTTGTTCTGAACCTAATTTCAATCGATATGTTTGATTGGCTCGAGCCGCGGTAAAGTGTGCTTCAGCAGATCCTGTAGGAGCGCCGTCAATAATTGTTGAAGTAATTCTATTAATATCAGCAATTTCAAATTTAGCATTCGTTATATAGTTATTATATTGTTTACCAGCAAATGTTACTTTTACAACATCAATAGAACCTTCGATAGCATTATCTTGTACAGCAGTATTAGCAGTAACTGGAATATATTTTTCGGTGGCAAATTTATTAAATATTGTTGACGTAATACTATACATATATTTCCACTGATAACCATCTGCTGTTTCATAATAGTCATCGCCCGCAGTATATAAATCAGCATCGTATTTTGCATTTGCAAATAATGGTTTAGAAGTACTAGGTGCTCCATTGTTATTATACAGACATTTATAAACGTGTTTAAATGCACCTTCATCAACTAATACATAAAAGTTTTTATCTTGTAGTTCTATTAGTTGATCATCATACATTTCATAAACCGTTCCACTTTCCCAGTTTGTACGATTTACTACAAAACGAATATCTGCAGCCGTCATCTTTTTACCGAATATCATATTGCGGAACACTTCAGAGTTTAATTGACGTACTGTTTCTGTAGGAGTATTAATTTCTTCTAGCGTTGACGCAACAGTTTCATGATCACCAACAAAAGCATAATAGGCAGTATTTGCCCGCTCGGTGACAGATTCGATGATCTGATTAATCAGATGTGTCTTAAATTCTGCTGGTACTAGTTTCTTTGCCATTTTTTATTTATCTCTATGCTACGCTATTTCGTGATCGTAGAAAGTATTTTGATTGATGAACAATGATGTTGACTTCAAATCAAACTGTACTGAAGTATCGGTAGGAGTTATATCAACCGTAGCCTCTGAAGTACCAACATATCCACCAAATGGTTTACTACCAGCAACGTGAAGTACATCTATGAGTGTCTTCTTATATTTGTTAAATGGTAGAGCTGACAATACTTGATAAGAATATTCTTGATAAAAATCATTATCCGCTAGGTATTTATCTGAACTCAAGAAAGACCTACGATTTGGGTGTGTACCCGGTGCAATACCTTGATTTCCGAGATAGCCTTTTACAGATATTGTTTTACCGGCAGTTTTAGTCGACTCAAGAGTTAAATTTTCTCCTGGTTCATATGTGTCAGTAGAATTTACATAATTTTTACCGAAATAACCGAAACCAGAATTGATGATTCTAACAGCTGTAGCAAATCCGTTGCCTGATAATGCTGTTGCTTTTACATCTGCATTTTGGCCAGGACCTGGTAGCATTCGAGTTTCATCAACAGTTTCAATCACTGCAGTGACACCTGAAGTCGTTCCGCTAATACTATCTCCATGACTAAATTCTGACTCAGTAGAAAAATTCATAACATTTCCAGAGTCGATAGGATCATCTACACGCACATCCCAATTTAAACGTCTAGCAAATATCTCTCTCGTTTGAATATTAAAATCATATATTCGTGCTTCTTTTGTATCATTATTTCCTTGTACTACGATTTTTTCACCTACTCTAAATGTTTTTAAAAGATTTTGATCATCACCTTCGTCTTTGTAACGAATATAATAATCGTGTCGATCAATATGTGAAGTTAATGGATCATATACGATAAAGAACGGATCATCACCATAACCTTCGCCAGGGGCTGTAATTACAATAGAATCAATCGAGCCTATTTCTATACCAGCTGTTGTATAATTAAGTGCATCAAGCAATGTTGTAGTAGAATAATTGATGGTATTACCTTGAGCAACTTCTTGAAATTCTGAATTTCCAGGAGATGCAGCATCAATAACATCAGTATTATTAATTGCTATTGTTAAATCTAATGTGTCTATTACAAGAGGTGCACCAGATGTTTGAGTTGTCTCGTAATAAAATTGTGTCTCTTGTTCTTCAAAAGTAGATAATGTAAAGTTAGCTCGAGTAGTAAAAGTTGATGTTCTATTATTTGCACTACCTGGAGCATAAGTACCCAAAGATGTATTACACGCATATGTATTAGCATATAATTGAAATGGTAATTCTTCTGAAGTCGTGCCGATAAGTCCAATATTTACATTAGACATTTCTACAATTGTAAACGGCGTATCGTCTTCATCACCTAGTACATAAAACGGCCTATTCGTTCTAAATGCGCCAACCTTTGATTGAAGATTAAGAAAAGTTTGGCTAGTTGCACTATTAGAGAATGTATTTGCTACACCCGCGCGAGTATAAATTTGATTAACATCATCTTTTTGGTAAAAAACAGTATCAGAAGAAATCGCTGAATTGTAATTAGTAGTATATTCAATTGTAAATACATTGCTAACAGCGATAACATTTGCTTCTACTGATATATCAACGCCATCTAAATCTTCTAATTCATATCTTTCAGTTGAACTATCAACATTCGAATATAAAAACTGAATATGTTGGGTGCTCGAATAAAAACTATTTGCTATGTCTCTTCCATCGTCTGTTTCAATCAGACCAGTAGAGCTATTAGCATAATTCGCTTTAATATAGTTTAAAACAAGATACCCATCTGCTGTACTTTTATCAACAATAGTACCTTCCCATACAACAGTGTTACCAATACCATCGTTTTCGGTAATATATAATTCTGTGCCCAAATCGAGAGCTAGCGCTGCATCTGTCGATGTAGTATTAGAAGTATTCAAATAGAAACGATGCAGATCTTGTTTTACTGTATTGAAAATTTCAAATGGTTGTGTTTGAAAGAAAAAGTCTTCATTTTCAAAATTCTTTATCTCGTCAAATCTGAGTGTTCGTTTAGAGCCGATAATTTGAGCATCATTCGTATAGCCCCATCCTCCATCAACAAGATTAAAGTCTACAACACCGACTGCGTTTCGAACAGCAGTAACAATAGCAACACCCTTTTTACCTTTGCCATCTTTTACTGAAACTTCTTCACCAACAATAAAACCATCATTAGAAGCTTCAATTTCAAATGAGCTCAATGAACCTATCATTCTATTTCTATATTGAGTGCCACCCAATTCTACTTCATCGAAAGCCACAACTAATTCATCTGTTTGGAAATTACCATTTAGACCGCTTAAATACAAAACTTCGATGTATAAGCTACCTCGCTTAATTCTAATTAATTTTTCTCCGAATGCAGAAGCTGCGCTAACTGTACCAAAAACTTGTTTACCTACAAAATTGATATTAGATGGATCAGGTAACAGTTCTAGATAGCGCTCATCTGTCCATTCATTATCAGATAAGCGGAATACATCATCCGATGGAGTATAAACTCTTGCTTCTAATCCATAAACCAATTTAAAAAATAGATCGATTGCTCGTGATGAACCTTTTGCTCTATAAAATTCAAGTGCATTCTTAATGAATAACTGTTTATTTGTAGCAACGTTAAATTGAATATTTGAGAGATATTTGTTTTTAAATGATAGAATAAAATCATCGATAGTATTATCAATATCTCTATAGTCAGCTAACTTTCTAGAATCTAGAGTAGTACTAGACGGGTTTTGAACTAATGTTTCTTTTATTCCATCACCATCTAGATCAGCAGAGAACTCAGTCGTTTCTAACCACTCGTAATAAGCTTTGACGAAGGCAATAAACAACTGTCCTTCTTCTTTGTAAAAATCAGGAAATTGATTCGCAACTAGTTGCGATATAGTATTTTCTACATCAATGGCCATTAAATTCTAACCTGTTCGATTCTTACACTAATATCGGCATCAAGCACTCTGAGAATAGATCTATTTTTTGCTGTAATATCTTTTTCTCGCGGTGTGACTGTTATTTTTAACTGCGGTGTTTGATCTTGAGGCAAGAAATTATTAATACGCAATACTCCAGTTTCATAATTAACGGAGCCTATTTGAGTTAATTGTGTATGAGTACCTAATGTTGACTTAATTATTACCAAATTTCCTAAGCCGTCGTCTTCTATTGAACACTGTTCACCTTGATATAAGAAAGTATCAGTGTGTACCACTGCTCTTTGATTCGAGGAATGTTCTCCAATTTTTTGACCTATGTCATTGACAAGCGGCATACCAAAATCAATGGTATAATTTGTTCTTTCCGATATATTGAGAGAAATAAATTGAGTTGCTTCTACTGTTGTATCATTACTGATAATAGCATCTTGTGCTCCATCAATCGCAGCAACAAATTTACTATATCGTAATGTCTTATTAAATCCATTTAGATTATTAAAGTTGAATGATTGAATAGCTGACACAACCAAACTCTTCATGTCATCAACACCTAATGATGTCTGTGTAATATCATATTTGACATTTGAATTGACTGTCAAATACATATAGTTTGGTACAATAAACACAGGGTCGATAGACAAGGGGCTACGAGGTTTAATAAAGTCTCTATACTTTGCTCGATATGTATCTGGTAATGAATCAGTATTTTTTAAATCAACAGCAATAATCACTTTACCAAATTGAGGTGGATCAAATTCTTCACCTCCATAAGCAGCAATATCATTAATCTCAGAGAAGTTTGCTTTTAACAACGTAGCATAGTCTTGTGCTGTTACAACTCGTTCTTGTGTTGTAAATGCTCGAGGAGCATTGAATTTAATTGATTCTACTGATTCTGGTATCGAACCACCTGATGCTTTTGATAATACACGAATATTAGTCACAGTTGCCGTAGTAATATCGTCATCAGCAGTAAATGTACCAATTCCATTGGGCAATTCACCATTACATGCTCGGTATTCGATCAGAACAATAGAGTTATTTTTAGGTTGTCGGCCAATAACACCATCACCAAATAATATTTCGTAAGAATCATTTTCAGCAGCCTGCAAGAAAAATACTTGGCTAGTCGCACCGAGACCAAAAAGAGAATCACGTATATCATAATTTAAAACTGTTGCGCCATTATCTTCGATAACAGTCACACGTAAACTCGTTGTATCAATTGTTTTATTTGTGATAAGATAACGAACTGGATTTTGTGTATCTGCAACGTATGAGTCTTGTACGTAATCACCTTCATATAATACAACATCAGTCGCTAAAAATGTGTTTTGTGTAGCAGTGCTAAACGCTTGAATATTTTGATTAGTTGTAAAAGTAAAGTTACGATTGCCCGAGGTACCCGTAAATGATGTGCCACGAGGAATCAATACCGTAGCGTTTTCTGAATTGTCTCTCAGCGTAATATTAACTCTTGCTTGTGCAGATCTAAACGAACGAGGAATATAATTTAATTCTTTGGCGTGCGAAACAATCGAATCTCTTAATAGTGCTGAATCGAGAAACATCTCATTAGCGACCATATTTAAATAGAAACCATTTAGACTTGTATTATATGCAAGAACATCTAATAAGACATTAATGTTAGATGCCTCGAAATCATAATCTCTAAATAGATCTTGATTTTTAAGATACAGTTTTAGATTTTCTTTGATTGCTGCAAAATCTAATGTAGTGAGATCGTTGCTAGTAGCCATTTTATCTTACTCGGTATAGTGTGAGGTCTAAGTCTTCAACATCCCTCGATGTCAAGACATTAAATTGAATTCTTACGTCGACTGAATTTTGATCTTCTGAAACAACACAATAAATTTCCCTCACTTGAGCTCGTGGTTCATATGTTTCTATTAACCATTTAAGATCGTTTTTAATTTCTTCTGCTGTACCATCATCGAGCGGCTCAAACAGATAATGACTGATATTTCCACCAAAAGAAGGATTACGTAACCTTTCATATTTATTCGTCAATACCAGATTACGTATAGCAAGTTTAACAGCATCAGCATTTACGCGGCGAGTAATTTGACCCGTGTTGGGATGAGGCAGAAAAGTATGGTTAAAATCGCTATAGATATCGCGATTGCTGGCACTCGTCTGAAACTCTTCGTTTTTCGTTGCTGTCTTAACGCCCATTGTTTTCTCTTTTAATTTCTATTTATGATCCAGTACCAGTGCTACCACTAATTGTGCCAGTGTTAATATCGGCTGCTAATGTTCCAGATGTATGAGTATGATTTAGAGTAGTAATAGCAGAACCATTAACTGTCGTACCGGCCGGCAAATCTAATGTGCCTCCGGATATAGTAACATCTCCGCCAGTAATTGTGACTGTAACTCCTCCAGACACAAATGAGATACTACTACAATTAAACGTAACAGCTGGTTTACCTCCATCACATGCATCGACTGTCATTGAATTACAATTAATAGTAAATCCGTCTGCTTTTATTTCAAATGGCTCGTCACAACTATTACCTACGCCTTCTGAAACACCGCCACCGCCACCTCCTCCTCCGCCGCCGCCAACA